TAAATAAATAAATATGAATTTTAAAACAAGTGGTGAAATCACCAAAATTACAGAAGTACAAAAAGGAACTTCTAAAGCTGGTAAAGACTGGCAGAAACTTACATTTGTGATTGACACAAAAGAAGAATACAATAACATCTTAGCTTTTGATGTGTTTGGTGATGAAAAAGTAGAAAATTTTATCAAATACAATAAGGTAGGTAGAAGTGTTGAAATTGAATTTAACATACGCACTAATGAATGGAAAGATAAGTATTTCACTTCTTTGGATGCATGGAAAATTAGCAAAGCAAACGACACAGAAACAGCAATAGCACAAGCAACTGCAAAAATAGATGCAACGTTTGAACCTGCTGGTGAATTGAACGAATCACAAAATGATTTACCCTTTTAGATGAATACTTACAGCGACAGCAAAGGCAAACGTTATAACACTAAGCAGATAGAGCGTAAAATTAAAAAAGCTGCTTTAGAACTGATAGAAATGCAATTTATAGAGCATGGTTATAATTTCTGCCAATGCTGTCAACGTAATGATGACAAGCCTATAGATGTATCACATACAGTAAGCAGAAAGAAAGCAAAAGAAGATGGTTGTGTTGAAGTGCTATGGGATTACGATAATTTAGAAATACTTGGCAGAAAGTGCCATAAAATTAAAGACAAATTAATATGATAATAACAAACGAAGACAATATGCAATTAATGGCAAGGTATGAGGACAACCATTTTGACCTTGCAATAGTTGACCCGCCTTATGGAATAGGAGCGAGTAAGGATATGACGGGATTAACAGGAAAAAGAAGTAATGGAACTATCTGGAAAAGAACAAGAAAAGAGCATATTAAAAAAGACTGGGATAGCGCAATACCGACTGATGATTATTTCTCAGAACTAAAAAGAGTTTCTAAAAACCAAATTATATGGGGAGGGAACTATTTTGATTTACCACCAACTAAAGGTATAATTTGTTGGGATAAAAAACAAAGGATGGAAACTTTTTCCGCTTGGGAAATGGCTTGGACTTCTTTTAATTGTGTTGCTAGATTGTTTGAGTATGATAATAAAGGATTTATGTGTAAAGATGGTGCTAAAATACACCCTACACAAAAGCCTGTTAAGTTATACGAATGGCTACTAATGAACTACGCTAAAGAAAACGACAAGATACTAGATACGCATTTAGGAAGTGGGTCAATTTCTATTGCGTGCCATAATTTAAAGTATGATTTAACAGCGTGTGAACTAGATAAAGATTATTTTGATAGTGCAATGAAAAGATTAAAGATACACCAACAGCAATTAACAATGTTTTAAATATGATTGTATTAAATTTAGATGTAAAACCGCTATCTGTTAACAAGTGTTGGCAAGGTAGAAGATTTAAAACAAAAGCATATAAGCAATATGAAAAAGCTATGCTGCAATTGTTACCTAATAAACAACTAGAATTTAAAGGTAATTTAAAGATTGATATAGTGTTTGGATTCAGCAATATCACCAGCGATATTGATAATCCATTGAAACCATTGCTAGATATACTTCAAAAAAAATACGGATTTAACGACAGATACATCTACGAACTGAACGTGAAAAAATTAGTAGTAAAAAAAGGAACTGAATTTATAAACATAACAATAAATAACCATGAAGAAAGTATTTGAAGATGATAAAATGATAGAAATAATAATCAGAGTAGTATCCGCTTATTATGAGATAAAACCTAAAGATATATTTGCTGAATGTAGGGTGTATAGAATCAAAACCGCACGACAAGTTATACATTATTTGGTTCGTAAATACACTAAGAAAGGATTAGATGAAATCGGTAAAATTAGCTTAGAATACGGTAGAAAAAAAGCACATAAACATTGTTCGGTATTACACAGTATAAATAGCGTATCAGACCATGTAAAGGTGGATAAACAATATGCTAGAGAAATACATGAAATTGAAATTAAAATTAAGGAAACAACACATACACTTACATTAGAAGATTTAGAAATTATTGAGTTCCATGATATGCAAATGCATTATGAACTTAGGCTTAATGAAAAAGATGCACAGATAATAGAACTTACTAATAGGTTAGAATACATAGATAGAAATATAGGTGCTAACACCAATAATCCACACCTAAAACAACTATTAAAATTAGATGAATCTGTTATAAACTTATTTGTAGAAACACGGTTAAAACCGTGGCTTAGAATGCAAGAAAGCAAGGTGACTAATCAAGATTTAATTAATAAACAATATATGTTAAGAAGTATTTAGTTATGGCAGAAGGAAAAAAATCATTTGTGTTTTATACGGAATGGATAGAAATATTTAATACTTTAACTGATGATGAAGCTGGTAAATTAATTAAACACGTTTTAAAATACGTGAATGATTTAAACCCAAAATCAACAGATAGACTAACAGAAATTGCTTTTATCCCTATTAAACAGGCTTTAAAGCGTGATTTAAAAAAGTACGAAACATACATAGAAAAACAAAAAGCTAACGGTAAAAAAGGTGGTAGACCAAAAACCCAAAAAACCCAAGCCTTTTTTAAGAAACCCAAAAAAGCTGATAATGTTAATGTTAATGTTAATGTATCTACTGAAGTAGATATGCGACAAATTGATTTATGGATTAAAGAAATATCTGAATCACCAATTTATTTAGAAGGCTTGTACAGATTAAACGGATTAAAAAAAGGTAGTATATCAGAATTATTAAATACCTTTAAAGAACATTTAAAAGTTTATCCAGAAGAACACGCTAACTTTTCAAGTTTTAAAAAACATTTTAACAATTGGTTAAATATATTAAACAATAAAAAACAATTATATAAATATCAGAAACAAACAAGAGGGCAATTATGAAAGCATTAAATATAAAAGATTTAGTTAATGATGGTGTTTCTGATTTTAACCCTGCTAGTAATTTATCAAAATTATATATTGACCCATTAAAGGAAATTAAACACCAGCCAATAGCAATATCATGTGGCAATAAATTTGATAGTGATGTGCCTATAGTAACTTATGGGAATTTCAGTTGTATAGTAGGTGCGTCTAAATCTATGAAGTCTTTTTTTAAATCCGCATTATTAGCTTGTTACATTGGCGGTCAATCTACAAATCATTTTTCAGATATTAAAGGGCATGATAATAAAGATAAATTTATAATTGATTTAGATACTGAACAATCGGAATATCATTGCCAACGTGCTGCACGAAGAGTTTTAAAAATGGTGGGTATAAACTATGATAAATATAAGATGTTTGCACTACGAGCATTAGAACCAAAGGAAAGGGTGCAATTTTTAGAATACTTGTTCCTAGAAAGTGAATTTAAAAATAATATTGGCTTATGTTCTATCGATGGTGTAGCTGATTTAATAGAAAACGTAAACGATTTAGATAAATCAAACATGATAACACAAAAACTAATGAAGTTATCAGCAGACCATAACGCAGCTATTTTAACTATATTGCATCGTAATTTTGAAAGTGATAAACCCACAGGACATCTTGGTAGTTCGGTATTGAAGAAAGCAGAAAGCACAATTTTTGTAGATAAACAAGATGATATAGTAACAGTAACACCTAAATATACCAGAAACATTCCCTTTGATGGGTTCACATTTGCATTAGACGAAAATCATTTACCTACTGAACTAAATAAATCATTTTAATTATGACAATAAAAAAAGCAGTTGAGCATTTTGAATTTAGGTTATCTAAACATTGGAAACCGACAGAAAACGATATTAATGCTTATAATACTATTCTAAAATTTGTAGAAGATAAACACAAACAACAATTTATAGATAACCAGTTGTTCGGCAAATTATATATCATCTATTACGGTGAATTATTAAAATACTACAAGGCAACAGTATATGATAAAGAACCACAGAAGCATTTAAACCGTGTTTTAAGCGCACCAATAGAAAAAGTAATACAAACATTCGTTGAAACTTCAAACGATGTGGAAAGGGCTTTAGAATACGAAATAGATGGTGTGCTAAAACATCCGCAACAATGGACAGAAGAAGATAAAAAAAATATTAACATGAAAAAACCACCTAATTCATACGATGAATGCGTATCTAATTTAACAGCTATGATAAATTCTGTGTTAGATTTGAAATAAAATTTGTATATTGCATTATGTTAAAAGAAATATCTAAGCTGGATGACCAATGGCGGAAGATAGCCCTAAAGATTTGCGGTGATAAATCAACAGCAGATGATGTGGTTAATGATATGTACTTAAAAATCTATGATTTAAAACCTAAAAAATGGAATAAGTACTACATAAGCTACACCATGTTCCATATCTTCCTTAATAAAAAGAAAAAAAACGAAAAAACATTGTATTTAGAAGATGTAGATATAGCCAACAAACAATGTGATGACCAACAACTGAAACAACGGTATAGGCTGTTAGATATATTAAAAGAATTAGATTTTTTTGACCGTGAAATATTAATGCATACCCACGAAAACAGCCTAAGAAAAAAAGCAAAAGTATTAAACATATCACACGTTAAATTACACTACCAGAAGAAGTTAGCAATGGAAAAACTGCTAAAAACCGATGGTGTTAAACAATTATTAAATGAAAGACAAGAAGTATTACGAAAGTTTAGATAAACGAACTAAAGAATATAAAGAACATCAAAAAGGGTTAGGCGATTATGTAGAAGATTTTACAAAAGCCACAGGTATTAAAAAAATAGTAGGTGAATGTGAAGGATGCAACAAACGTAAAAATGCACTTAACCTAGCAGGTCATAAATTAGAATACTTTTTTAAAAAATACCGACCTAATAAATTTTCAGATACAGATAAAAAACAATGGTGTGATTTTGCATCTGAAGAAAAAAACAAATTAAACGTAACGGAACAGAAATTGATTGTAAGGCTGTTAAAAGATGTTTTAAATATGTCAGTAAAGCCTTGTAGTAGTTGTAGTCATAAAGTATGGGAAAAGTATATTAAAATGATTAACACGGTGTATAATGAACAGATATAATAATCATTAATAAAATTATTTGAATATGGCAGATGGTAGAAGAAACAACGGTGGTAATAAAAATGCTGGAAGAAAACCAAAGATAGAAGAACAGAAGTTAATAGAAAAGTTAACACCATTAGAACCAACAGCACATAGGGCTTTAAAAAAAGCACTTAAAAATGAAGAAAGCTGGGCGGTGAAATTGTACTTTGAATATATGTATGGCAAACCTAAACAACAAACCGACATCACTACAAACGGTGAAAGCGTAACGATACCAGTAATTAATTTTACAAAAAGTGATTAACATAAATGAAAAGTTCCAACCTTTATTTAACATTCCAGAAGGTGTAGATACATTTATTGTTACAGGTGGGCGTAACAGTCAGAAATCATTTGCCGTATCTACTGCATCTGTGAACGCTTGTATGAAGTATGGACACCGTGTGTTATATTCAAGGTTTACTAACACTTCTTTAAGGGATAGTATATACGCAGAAGTTGAAGAAAAGGTGCTGATGCTAAACCTAGAAAATAGTTTTGATTTATCAATTAACCGTATAGAATCTAAATTTAATAATTCTAAAATACTATTCAAAGGTTTAAAAGCTGGTAGTAATCAACAGACAGCTAATCTAAAAGGGCTTAAAGATTTTTCCATGTGGATTCTGGATGAAGCAGAAGAACTTACAGATGAAGATATCTACAACAAAATATCACTTACCATACGTGGCAATAAAAAACACGACAATCACAAAAACATAAAAATACTAATACTGAATCCAAGCAGTAAGGAACACTTTGTACACAAAAGATATTTCGAACGTGCAGGTGTTACAGATGGATGGAATGGTGTAAAAAATAACGTGTGCTATATTCATACCACCTATTTAGATTGTCTTGAATTTACACCAGATGAAAGTGTACGCAC